ATCTAATTGGATTTGTAATTTTTGCGGCGCAACAGGTACATTATTTTTAAGGACATCATCATATAATTGTACGCTATGCGCTTTGTTGTAATCTGTGATTTTATTTTGCATACTGCGATTAGAACCGCCAAAATTAGGAATTTTGCTAACTGTTTCCGCAATTTCAATTTCATCTTTTGACGGCATTATAACATCGCGTTTAATAATCAAGCCTTTTTCTCTTGTTCTCAAGCCTTGCTCAATGGTTTTTTTATTTTTTGTTCCAGATACAGGCTCTCTAATTGCTTCAATTATTTTACCTATTTCTTGTTTTTTAGCGGCCTGCCCTACAGCCTCTCCACTAGCCTCCAAAACATTTCCTGCCGCCTTGGAAACTGTAGGAAGCGCAAGACCGCCAGCAATATTTGCGGCAGCCTCTAACATACCAGCAGTGCGTGGATTTGTTTTTGAAAACTGACCATACTGTGAACCAATCGCTTGCGCCTCTTGGCCTAACATTTGCTTTAAATTTCTGTCCTGACCTGTAGGATCATAAGCTGGTAAATTCTCCAATGCTAAATTAGCTGCACCACCAATTAAGGCACTAGGCGCACCACCTAATCCATAATCAGCAGCCCGCAATCCAGCATAACCTATATCGCCAGCCGCTCCAAAACCTTGCCCTACACTTTTGACTATATTTTCAAACTGAGTTTCTTTACCCTGCGCCGCCGCTTGTGGGTATTGCTCAAATACTTTTTTACCACGCTCAAATAAACTTTGACCTAGATCACCCATAATTGTTTTTTTGCGGAATCTTGTAATTTTGCTTTGCATAAGATAACACATCATCCATTGATGCGCCTTCTGGTGCTGTTATTTCAAGAATTTTACCATCAGGTGAAGTTATTTCGTAAATAGGCATTTATTCACCCTTTACCTTAATCGACCAACCGCCGCTATTTAATAATTCACTTGATTTTTTTGGCGCGACTTTACCAAGAATTCCATCTATAGTATTTAATTTTTCAACTTGAACTTCATAAGGAAGTTCAGTATCTAAATCCTCAACAGCAGATGTTAATAATTCAAGTTCTTTCATGTTGATTGCGCCAAATCCAGTTGCGCCAGTTGGTGACGCTGCTTTCAATTCCAATAATTTATCAAGCGTTAATGTTGATCTAAGTGTTTTATATATGCTTTCCATAGTATCGGCATTAGCAGCCTTGCCTGGCAATGCTAAGCCAACTGTTGCAGAAAATCCACTAGAACCCCATTTTTCAAGTTGATTGCGTGCTTCTGAAAGTTTTTTAGTAGCAATATCAACTGCTTGTTTTTCTTGTTTCTCTTTTTCTTTTGCGGCTTTTTCCTCTTTTTCAACCGCCTGCTTTTCTTTTCTTAATGCAATTTCCTTGACTTCCATATATCTATCAACAGTTCCTTCTGGAACGCGCCCCGCATCCTCATCAGCCTGTAATTGCGCCAATTCACTTAAAGGCTGCATTGATTCAGCAACATTTTTAGCTGTTTCCTCTGTAACGGTAGCTTGGTAAAGAGGAGAGCCAACATCGACACCAACAGGAAGATTTTGTGTCGCTAATGGCATATTTGGTGCTACAGGCAACGCAGAACCAGATAACGGCTGCTGGACAATTTGAGAGGCTGGCAATTCAGGAACCAAACCATCACTAAACGTAATCATATCCTGCGCGCCGCTTTTATCAGCATTCCAATCTTCCAGCGCAGCTAAAGCCTGATAGTCAACAGGCGCAGAAGTCTGGACGGGTTGAGGTTGCACTGGCTGTGCTACTGGAGCTTGCTGTTGACCGCCCTGGTCTGTTAAGCCAGACACAAATTTAGCATAAGGGCTTTGTGTTGTTTGTGGGATTAAATTGCCCATCAAATCTTTAGTGTAAGTTGTACGATCTGGCTCTATTGCCGCCATAGCCTGCAAACTAGCATTATCATATTCATCAAGAGGCGCACCGAGGTATTTTTTCAACACTGCTGTTTTTGCTGTTTTTTCAATGTCAAAATCAGGTTTCTTCTTAGTTAAAGCATCGAGCTGTGCTTGTTTAATATTTGTTTCAAGATTTCTGTCTGGATTAGCTAAATTTGCCAAAGAAGAAGCATAAGGCTGCGAATATAGTTGTGGCGCAGCACCAGCTAATGCCGATAAATGCTTTAAAGCATTGGATGATGTTGGTGTTTGCATCCGATCAACAGCACCAGCAAGATTTGAAAATATATTATTATTACTTAAAGGCTGCGCTTGTTCTGGATCGGAATTTGTTAAAACCTGATTAAATGTTTGAAGCGCACGAGAAGCAGGACGCACAAAATTAGCTAACGGCGCAAGGAAAGAATCCTGCGGCGCATTCCAATTTATAGTCTCTCCACTTGATAATTGTGTAGATGTAGGATTTCCAGAAAACAAATTAGCTAGTGCATCAAATAACGCCATGACGCACCTCATCAAAATTTACACCAATTTTGTCATAATTAACAGACAGAAAGCCGTCTTTTTCATAAATAGCTTCTGGATGCGTTTCTAATACTTCTTGCGCCATCACGCCACGATAACGCTTGCTTGGCATGTCCTTATAAGAAAATTCATAAATATTATGACCGTTTTGCGCTCCTACATACTTAATGTTTTCTTTTAATTGTTCATCTGAAAACATTCCAGCTAACCCAGCAACTTTACCAACAGTATTTAACAATCCACCAATACCACCACTTGTTTTTACTGATCCAGCGGGCGCGGAATTAAGAAATGCACCAGTAGGATATGCGCTCATAACACCAGATAACCAATCATTGGCAGTTAATGGTGCTTGCTGTATTTGCTGGTTTTGCGCTTGTTGCATTCCACCAGTTTGTAATAAATTTTGAATAGCTTGCTGTTGCTGGTTAAGGCCAGTTCCTAGAGCAGTATTGTACTGCCCAGACATAATAGAGCCTATTTTTTCCATGCGCGATAAATCAATATCATTTGCACCTAAAAATTGCCTATTAGACCCTAATTGACCAGCCGCACTGATGTTTTGCTGCAATATACTATTTTCACCTTGAACCTGCCTATTTACCTCATCAATAACACTACCGATATATGGGTTTAAATATGGTGACACAACATTTGAAACACTTTGTGCGGTGGGATTCGCGGCTTGCGCTGCTAAATCAAATGCGGATGTCTGAGCTTGCGTAAAATCAGCAGGTTTGAAAAGTGACGTATTTTGTGAAAGCTGCGTAGCATCATTTACAAGCTGGTTAAATGCACCCTGCGCGTTTTTAGGCAGCGAGTAAAAACCCATTGCAGGTGTTTTAGTCTTTTGCGCTCCTGTTAAACTACTAAAAAAACCCATTTTGACCTCATTCCTAATATAGTATATAATTACCGTTTTGCAAAAAACTATTTTACAAATTGTGATGTTGTTTTATACGTATCAACAGGGCACGAAATAACAATTCCAAGCAACCTTACATCCGCACCGTAAGTATCTAAAACATCTCCACCTATTCTTGACAATTTCATCATCATACCATCAGTTACATGATAATCATCTCCGTCAATTGCAGCAAAACTAGAAACAAGATTTCTGTCCGCCGTATTATCATCAGTAACTAATGAATTAACTGTACTTACTTGCAATGTAGTAAAAGATGATGGCATTACCTCGCCTAGCTTTATTTGTTTATAATCTAATTGCCATAAAACATTACCGCTTGCACTTGTGGTTTTTTGCCAAAAAACATGAATATTAAAGTTTTCGCCTTCAACATATCCATCTGGAAATTTAAAGGAAAAGAATACTAATTCCGTAGAGGCCGCATCAAACAAAAACCCGCCGTTTGTTGTATCAAAATCAGGATCACTTGCTCCGCCATGTGGGTTAAACGCCGTTGATGGTAAAACCACACTTGAATAACCATAACGCTGCGATGCATCTGACAAATCAACATCTTCTTCACGCTTACGAATAATATCCCGTAACGTTTCCGCCATGTCTGCATTTGTCTCAGTCAATAATCTGCGGTATTTTTCCATCAATTATTTCCTTGTAACTGCACTTCTTCGTGCCATTCACCCATAACCCAATTTTGCCCTAAAACATTACCAGATAATGTATATTGGTAAAATCTGCCACTTATTGATGTTGGTATGCGCTCTTGGGTGCTGGTGCAAGTATAATCATTATTGCAAGTAAATGCAGTGGATTGAGGCCATTGCTTCCCTTTCACGTTAATAGAAATATCTCCGCTTTGAATACTGTCTGGAATAATTCCAACAACACCAACAACACGCTTACCGCCTTGTTTGCGTGTATTAAATTGCAAAGACCAAGGCATAGACACACCATTAGCATCTTTGGTTGTCTCGTGCTTATAAATTAGAGCATTTTCATCTGATAGGCGCGGCAACGATAGGTTAATCTCTGGATATTCCGCAGCAGTGCGCGTTAAATCAAGCGGATACCAAGAATAATCATTAAGATTTACAATAGCAACTCTATTAGGTTCCGTCTCTCCATCTTCCGCATAATGAAACCAAACCTCGCGAAATTTCTTATTATACCAAGCAAAAAATTTATTTTTTTGTCCAAAATTTATATTATCAAACACATACCGAAGCATTGTTGCCTGTGCGCCAGAATTTGACGGTATAACCTCAACCCCACCGCCACGCCACATATAAAAATTATCATTACCCATCCAAAATACAGTGCCCTGAACAACAACACGAGCCATAGGCGATATAATCCCTATAGGCTCTAATGGCTTAATTTGCCAGACACCAGCCTGCGCCCCAACAAAGCGCATTGTATAGCATCGTTGCTCTGTAAATATAATGTTTGTTCCATTGGCGTTTGCATGAGACATTAAACGCCCTGCGCCTTCAATATTATCTTCAAAAACAGCATTTGTTGAGCTTGCAGTCCAGTTTGTAATATCACCTTGCGCGGATGAAAATATCTTGTTTAAAATTGCACCAGCACCAAAAGTTACTAAGATATTATCTGATACAAAAGCATAGTTGACATCATCAGGCGCATTTGCAACTACCGTAGGTGCTGCGCTGGTAGAGCCTCCCCATTGGTATATAGGCGTACCATTGCCTCTGTTCATGATGATATAATCGCCATATTTGTCAAAAAACCATATGGTTGGTAATTTTTTCCCTGAATTAGAAATAAGAGCAGTGCCATACAATCCAGAGCCATATAGCCCCATACCATATCCTTGCCCAAATGTTTCATTCTCATTGCCATTATCAATAGGTGGATAATAGACCGTACTTGCGCCGCCAGATGATGATACGCTGCTTGTTGCTGTTCCAGTCGTTACAACATCAAAAGTATTTGTCGCCACATTCCGTATAATATGCTCAACATTGATCGTTGCGGCTAAAATGCCGCCTGTGTCTGTTGCGCCAGATATTGACACCCTATCGCCATCAATCAACCCATGTGACGCTTTTGTTAAAGTTATAAGCCCGCAAGAACGGACGACAGAAGCCCCGCCGCCTGTAGCGGTACTTGTCGCTGCTGTGGATACGGAAAACTCATAATACCCAGTTCCTATTGTTCTTATAGTGTGCGCAGAATTAAGTGTAGTGTTTAAAATGCCGCCTGTTGTCGTTGCACCAGAAAGCGTCACAACATCACCAACACGGAATTTTGCATAATTTGAATCAGTAATTCTAACTACTTTGCTATCAAGCGTCACAGATATAGGGTCAGAGCCAAGTGTTCCATATAACGTAGCAAGTGAATTTGCCGCCGCCACACTTGTATCTTTAAATGGTGTGATATTTACTAAAGAACCACCGTACGAATTATATACTTTTTTATGCGTCCCAAAAACAGTTTGCACACGATTAGAAAAAGTAGTGGAAAATATTGACCTACAAACGCCAGACAATGTATCACCATTAAATTCTTGCAAAGTATAGCCACCTATTTTTTCAGGCTTTCCATCAACAAAACGAATATTTTCGCTCCATGTGTAATGTTCCGTTGCAAGACTAGTCATATCCGTATCTGGTTCAATCCCAGCGGCACATTTTAAAGGAATAATTTCAGATACGGTTGTGGACATAAATTATCACTTTGTTCTAAATGCAGAAATAAACGTATTGCCAATACCAGTTGTGCTGTTTACAGAAGGTGCAGAGCCGTTGTAAGCATATAATTCAAAATAATCACCAGACGTTACAGAAAAATCACCAGTCACTTGCAATGTTGGCTGGGATGCGCTTGACAAACTAACTGTATGTACAGCGACATCAGTAGACCCATTTTTTCGCAATTTAACACCAAAAACACCGTTGTTTGTGTTTGGAATAACAACCTGCCCTGTTATATGAACACGACCAGTAAAATTGAACGTAAGGCGCGAATTATTAGATGATGTGTCGTGATAAGAATTGTCATCATAATCTTCTGCATCCATGCCCAAAGCAACCCATGAGGCAACAGATAATGTAGAAGTCGTTGAGTTTTGGTACGCTTTTACACCAGAGCCAAGCGCCGCAGGCTCTATTTTTGCTTTAATATGCCAATTTGTCGCATCAGCCACTAACACAGCGTCATCATATTGATTGCGCATAACATACGTTGTGCTACCATCAATCGTTTCGCTTGCGTCACCATCAATTGTCACTGTATTTGTGCTGCTATCAATTTTTTTAACCGTAATTTCAAAGCCACTTGCAGCAGAAGCGGAAGATGGAAGCGTAATTGTAATATTTCCAGCCGTTGCATCAACCAATAAAACTTTATTTCTATCGCTTGTCAAAACCGTATAATTTGCAGATTTTGCAGCCGTGACATAATACGTAACATCATCAACACTTTTCACCAATGTATCTAGTGAGTCAAAATTATCATTAAGATAACCACCCCACAAATCCTCATCAATAGCATCCGCAACCAGCGGTTTATTAAAACTATAATTAGTTGTTAAGGTTGGCATTGCGATGCTCCCAAATGTCAAAAACATATTTACGAGGCTTTAACGCCTCTCGCTCTTGTGTGGTAAGATTGCGCGCAACAGCTCGCGCGGTATTGGCTACTTTTCTATCCCACACATCAAAAGGATCGGGGAAGTTTTTGGCCGATAACCTTGACACAACTACATCCCCAGATTTTTGATAATACCAACCATCTGAATAGAACCATTTGTTACCATTCAAACTATCGGTTGCCACATAATCCATAGTTACCCCAAGATTACATAATTATACACACTAGTATCACTAGCCGTTCCAGATACAGTAAAGCCAGTTCCAGCCGTTATTGTTTTGACAGAAGGAACAGCACCAACTGTACCGCCTACTGTTTTCAAAGTAATCACAACAACAGAGTTAGGTGTAATTTTGTTGTTTGTCACAGTGACGGATGACGTTCCGTTACAAGTAAATGTACCTCTGCGCCCTGCATAAAGTCTGTTTGCGTCACCTAAAGTCATTACAGGCATTGTATTTCTCCTTTCAAAGAATTGTTTCGATTGTTAATTGCCCACTCCCACTTTTGCGCTTTCCAAAAGACGACAAATGTGAAAATTCATTTTGCGCTCGTGCGCTGTAATACGCTTCCATCTTTTCATCTTGCCGCAATTCTCCATGCAACCTAGATAAAGCCTCATACATAATCATTTGATCTGCGTTAATTGTGAAATCATTAGTGTCACTATCCGCAGCCATATCGTCATAATCTTTAATATAATGCATAACCATATCGTAATCTTCTTGAGGATACGGATACACATAAAATGACCCTGCCTTCCATGTGTAAATACAAGGTATTCCGCTTCCTTCGATGTCCTCAATGTCATATTGAACAATAGGCACTTTTTTTAAAGGGTAACGTAATTGACTTTTTTCAATAACAAATCCATTTTCAGATAATTCAAATTGAAAATCATCAGGAATACCAGAAATAAGCGGATTGCCAGTAGTCAAATTTATTGTTTCACTTGATTCATTAAACCAAAATTTTTGCCGTTTCCAATAACGAACAGCAGTGTTAATAGCATCAGCGACATCCGAAGTAGCAACCGCAGTTCCTAGCGCGTCTTGCAACCGCTTTTGAATTTTGGTTTTTAACTCTCCGAATGTCGCCATGTGCTTATACCTTAGCTGTCGTAAGCTACGCC